CTATAGTGAAATGCGGCATATCATTGCTCGAACAATGCTCGTTGTTCAGGTGTCATAAATTCGAGTAGCGATGGATCAAAGGCTTCTGTTTCTGGCACGACTTGTTGTGCGTCAGGCGAGAGTCGAAACTCTCTAGCCTCTTTAATTTGCTGTGCAGCCTCAAAATCCTCAGCATCAATTGCTGATTTCAGACCACGATCAATTGCACGATTCATCATGCGCTCTGCCCGTTCAAGCAAGCGGCGGTTACCTGCCGTAGACTTACCAAAGCCGGCCTCAATATCTTGGAGTAACTGGCCTTCTTGAGCAGTGAATGCAGCTCCGAATGTGGCCCTTAATTGAGTCAGTACCGCTTTTCCAAGTTGATTTGAAAGTTCCGCCTCATCAGCACTCTCAATACCGAACCTTTGCTTGGCCGCTAAACTAGCCTGTGCAAATCCGCCTGTTTCCACTGAATCAAGCAACTCCAAAGAACGGGTAATAATTGGCAGGGCATCCGCCACAGTAATGGCGTTATTGATATTTGTCTGCCGACGTTTTGCCTGTCCGGTTTCTGTCGATGCGGGCTCAATTGCTGCAATTCGTGCTGTTTCCTCGGCTGATCGCCTACCACCAGCTGTCTCAATTTCGCGTGCTTGACGCTGTACCGTGGTTTCACCAAGCGTTGAAAGAACATCGCCCTCAAATGGTGATTCCGTCAATGTAGTTTGTCCGGTTTGTGGATCAAAAGTCGGTGTCAGAACAAATTTCTGACCGTCACGCTCGATAATCCTCGGTGTTGATTTTTGCAATGGCGTGCCCCTCGCCGCTTTCACGCGATCTTCAGGTGATAACGCCAACAATTCAGTCACACGCAACGGGATGTCTTGCTCTTCTTCAGATAAGCTCGTCAAACTGGCCGTGTGCTGTGGATCTCGGCCTTCAGAGGCCAGTTTGGCTACACGCTGATCAATCAGCGGTTGTCGGTTTTCGAATAGCGTATTCCTGAGCCGCAACGCAAAATCAGCCGCTTCATTTTTCTGCCCCTGTGTAAGTAAACCCATACTTTCGGCCGTCTGTTCAAATTGTTCTGGAAATTCAACAGACAATTGTGCAAGCGCTTGAGTCCTTTGTTCGGGATCACCGCTAGATATAATTCCAACCAATTCTTGTTGCCGTTGCTGTTGTTTGATAGCCGCCTGATTGGCTTCAATTTCCTGCTGTCCAATCTGGGCCTGATTAGCCCTAATATCGCGCTCAGATCGAATCGTATCGATCTGCGAGCTCGGCACACCCGCCCCAAAGGCAACAATACCCTGTCCAACACGTGACAAAAGACTGCGCTTTACCTCTTCCTCTGGAGTAGCCATTAGATAAATGCCCCTGCAACACGCGCCAAACCACTGCGCCGGGCTGCTGCCACGTTCTCAATACCTTGACCCTGGGCCTCACCACGTCCTGCTAACAGATTGGCAATATTGGCCGATATATTGCCGCCAATACCAGCCTGTTGACCAACGGCTCTAAGTCCACCAGTCGAAAGTCTTTCCAAACGATCCTTGCGCTCTCCCAGCTGTGTCGATGCAATACCAGCGGCTTGTTCTTGCAGTGCAGTCAGTACATTACCACCGCCAAGCCCGCCAACTGCCGCTTCATTGCGTAACAAGGCTCGTTCCTGACGTTGGCGTAGAAATGCCTGACCCGGAGATTCCTGAAAACCTGCAATAGCCGCCGACTCAGCCTCTGAACCACGCAAACCAATCAATTCAAGCAATCTTTCCCGACTAACATCGCCAGCTTCAATACCGGGCGCAAAATCGCCTCGTGTCAGATCGAATTGACGGCGTTGCTCGCCAATACCCTCAGTAATACCGCGTTCACGAGCTTGTGCAGCTCGATCTTCGGCACCTCCCGCGAACAAATCTGTGATAAAGCTCATGAGTGCAGCCTTCGTCTGATAAATAAGTCCTTAATCCCCGAGTCAAGCAACCGATATCCCAATTGCCTTGCAAACATCACAACATGTCGCAATTGTTGGTCAATTTCAGCGTAAATGCATGGGCATCCCTCATCGAACATGCATTGAATCGCATCCTCCACCGCAATATACGCTAGTCGGCCACGTTTTGAGGGCAAAATATTAGGATGAATCTTGAGGCCATCTCTGAACTCGTGAAACATAATTACGCCATCGCCATCATTGACCAGAAAGTACGTCACGCCCAGCAAATACGGCGTATCGAACGGCGCAGGATGTTCTGGCGCTATATCCTTCCAGATATCGGGGTGTGTGAGCACCATATTGACCGCGACCATATCAAATGTTTGCCTGATCACGTCAGCTGCTGACCTCGTATCTTCCATTCAGTGGCCGTGACTTTACGAAATTCCGCCGAACCTTTGGGGCCAATAGTTCGGGTTCCTGTAGTGCCGTCGGCTTCACTGGTCAATGTGTCCGTGATAATAGCTACTGACATAGCAACACTGCCATCATTTTGCACTTCAAAGCCTGTTCCTATGTCGAACTCGACTACAGCATTGGCAGGTATCGTGTAAACCTGATTGGTTATACTACTGGTCTTACGAATAATGCTGCCGGCATCCTCGATCACCAGCGTATAATCGTTGTTTTGAGTATTGATCGGCAAAACCCCGAGATCGTTTACATCCTCAACCAGATCCTCGATTACCTGGGCAAAACGCAGATTAGCTCTGCCGTCTTTATCGACCAGCGCATCATTTCTGTTTGGTGCTGATCGTCTGGTCATATCTGCGGTACATTTGAGGAGGTGGAAAATTCAGCATCAAGCCGCAGTAATACGCTTTTGACGGGCTCTGTTGTTGTAAATCGTAAGACCCGGTCTCTTGGTATTTGCCCCTGACGGCACCATGATGGAATCCGTTTACGATTACCAATCTCGCCATAGGATCGTAATCCAGCAATGCGGAAAATACCAGCCTGATCGTCTGAATACTCCATCTTGATCTGAGGATCAACACCCGCAATGGTGCCAACACCGGCCTTCATCGTCAGCATTAACTTGCTCACCGTCAACGGGAAGCGATCGACATTAAACGGTTGCGACGTCTTTTGCCGTTTGATGGTATTGCCATATTCGGTGTGTGTGTCCTTGTTTAGAGTACCAACACGACCATCAACAGAATCTGCAACTATCAGATCACCATAGACGCTCACTATCTCGGTGACACGCCATTTATCATCGTCAATACCCGACTGGCGCTCGTGCCAGACATTTTCTCCTGTCAGCGCGCTAGTAGTTGCATCGTAGACCAACGTGCGCGACGGAATATTTATCGAGGTAAAAGTAAAAGCAACAAAAAAGTTCCCGCCGTAAGCGTAAGTGAACGCAAAGGCATCTGCAATCTCATCCTCGGTGTATTCCTGAATCGCATTATCAATAGCCGACGTGCTGATCTTGCGCACACCGCCTTCAAAGCGCCACACAGCAGTCAATTCATTTGGTGCGCCACCGAGAAATACAAAAGAGTTATCAAAATCGACAATTGAGTGCTTCGCACGTAAACCCTTTTGTATGTCCCCGCCTGGTACTCGCTTAAATGGGAAACCTGAGCCACCAACATTCTGAAATAGTTCGCCAGTATCCTCACCCCAAATACGAAGTTCATTGAGATTGACATTGCTGGCAACAATCTTATCTGGCCGTACTTCAGCTGAGCCAAAGTCAAGCGCATCATAGACCAGTGGTTGATTCAAATTCGAAATAAAGAACTGCTCGCCGTCAGAAGCCGTGAAGATGAAAAAACCATCTTTAAACGACACGGTGTCCGATACCTGAAAATCAATATCTGTGATTTCGGTCAGCGTAGAGTCAGCATTGTTGAATGCATAACCGGTAACACTAGGTACAACAATGACCAGATACTGACCGTTGTGTGCCAGCGATACGCGGCCGGAACCGATAATCTCGCCATGATCAGTAACAACATTATCGGAGTCGAACGAATACAGCGTGCGTTCATTGATGAAGTACGGCACACCATTGACTACCTGCGCGCCGCGGTTAATGCCAATAATGGTCGATCCTGTCAGCGTTCGGGTATCGATGCCATAAACATCACGCAGCGCACGCTGCGATAAAGCGGCAGCCTGCGGAACTATTGGTTCCCAATTAACGCAGCGCTGCGCTACAAGCGGCAGTGAGTCCGATTGATAGAAGCCTGTTGCAATTTCTAGCTGCATGGGCGGCGAGTATTCGATGGATAAAATCTGGAATCGCGCAGTGTCTGTGGTGAATCGCCATCGGCCACAAAGTTATTGTCTTCATTGCCGCTGCCGATTGGCAACGTGTCTGGATATTGCGAGCTGTTAAGTGGAATAGATGCGCGCAAAGAACGCTTGCTGCGTTTTGCACGGGCCTCCAATGAGGTGCTTACTGTGCGACCGTATTCCGGCGCAATATACACGGCCAGATTAGCCTTGATCGCACCGATCGATCCCAATTTGACGAACAATTCGTCCTCAACGCTATCGAGCGCTTCATAGCCAACATCGATACCGTCGACGTTCCACTCGTTCATCATGTCGTTGAGTGCAGTGAGGCCGTCTTCGGCCTCGGGTGCCTCAATGGCTGACTCTGCTACATTAACTTCTAGTAATTGCAGCGCACCCGTTACAATGTCAGTGACCGTTGCCATCCTGTAGTGCCTCCTTGATCAGGAACGCCATGAACGAGAATGCGTCGTCTGTTGTCATGTCAAGGAGCGCCTCTCTGAAATAAACGAGACGCTCGTCCTGATTCATCTCCGCAACCGAGCACTTGTGCCACGACAGGGAGCCGGGCGTACCGCACCCGACATCCCCGTCCTGAACATAAGCTTTTCTCATTCTTACGCTACACCGTAACCATGTCCGGCAAAGAACGGATTAAGCGTGGCAAATGCCGGCAGTAAGTCAAATCTGACCTTCTGCACGTTGGCATCACCGTCTGCGTACTTGCTAACCCGGAGGCTAAAGCCATCCTCAGTGGTTACTGTCGTATCCGTCGAGAACAGCTTCGGCAGTTTGACACTGGCGAGGCTGAACGCTTGTGGGTGATAGAACAGGTTCGGCTGGAAGGTAGTGGAATCTGCACTCAGAACATCGACGACATCGCCGTCCACGAGCGCCGCTACTACTGTGTCGTAAGCGCTGTCACGCGAACCTGTGGTTTCCTTGACCGCAGGAGACGAGAAAACGAAATCGCCTTCATTTGTCGCCGTCAAAACATCCGCATTCAGAACACCGCGCCAGGGGATATTCGCGCCAGCAGCATCTAAAGCAGGTTCTCTCGTTGCCTGATTCAAGATAGATCGTGTCGGAATCTCGAAAACCGTTCCAGCCACATACGTTGCCGCTGCTGCCAGCGTATCGATGTGAATAGTCTGTTGCATCGTGTCTTTAACAGAAACATACGTTGCAGTCGGTGTTCCATCTATCACGCCAGCTACATCACCTGTTGCGTTGGTGGTGTAGCTTGCTAAAGCCTGAGAGGTTAGTGCTTGCATGCCGCCAAAGTCACGACTGATCTGTGCCTTCTCCCATGCGGTCTGTACCAGTTGACTAACACTCGTCAATTGGTTTTGCAGATTCGCCATTGCGACCTGAGAGAACGGATTCATGATGTAGTACCACGGCATATCACCGGGGACACCAGTCGATGCCATCAAGGCCCCTGCATTAGCGACTTCTGTCCATGTATCAATCGCCTGACCAGGAGTGCCCTGAACTAATCCAGAATTTTTCATCATAAAGCCCGCGAAATCGACTTCCAGGTCAGTAACGATACGTCGTGCCATTGGTGCAATGATCTTATCCAGCTGATCAAGTTCCAATGCCTCCTCGACATTGTCCCAATCGACCGACGCAGTGAAATAGTCCTGCACCGTTGCGGTTGCCTTACCGGCCGTGATGCTGTCCTTGGTCTCACCCGAAATATCACCACCTGAAGTCCGGATCGAGGTGTAATCGTGCGGACGTTTAATGTCCACCGTGGTACCCGATGCCGGTGTGAACTTACCCTCGAATAACTGTGTATCTACAGTTTTCGTAACAACTCGATTTGCCTCAAAGTGCTTTAAAAACACACGCATCAGTTGTCGGGTGACGTTACTGGTTAAATTGTTAGCCATGCCCTAGCTCCTAATTATTCGTACTTGGCCCCCCTTTCCCAGTCCTCTTTCGATTCAGGAGCGCCGCCACCACTTGGTGTGATAGGCGGGTCGGGCGCCGTACTAGTTTGTGGTTTCAGTAAAGAGGCTTTCGCTCTGATATCACCGTTCAAGTGATTTACCAGCTGTAACGGACTCATCTCATTAAGCTTTTCCAGTTCAATGGGATTCTGCGACAAGTAGGCTACAAACAACGGGCCATCCGGGTCCTCAAGGAGAATGTCCTCAAAGGTCTCCGATATTCCGTAATCGATAACCGCCTTTGCTGCTTTACTCGTTTCAGCAGGATTCAGACCGTGCGTAACCATATTGGTATCAAACGCCGCTACCTTTTCACGTTTGGCAGCGTCTTGCTTGGCTACGCGAGCCTCATCCTTTTTCGTCCGCTCATTCGCTATTTGCTGGGTTTCCGCATCCAAGTCCGCTTTAGCAACGATGGCCTCGTCACGCTTACGCATATCTTCCGCGAAGCTATCCGAGTCTTGCTCCGGCACAGGCGGAATAATGACTTCCGCTTGCTTGGCCTTCAGTTCCTCAAGTTCTCGTTCGACCGTGCTTGCACGCTCCTCAGCTACTACTCGACCGCGTTCCTCATCTCTGTACTTCTTGTGCTGAACACCGATTCTTTCAGCGTGTTGTTTGTCGCTGACAAAACCTTCGTGCGTTTCTTCCGGTGGCGTTTCCTCGCCTGGTACTACCTCTTCACCTTCCACAGGATCTGGCATTACTAATTACTCCGCTATTCCGCTATTTAAACTGTTTTAATCGCTGATATTAATCAGATACTCTCTAGGTTACCAACGTGTTCTTCAATAGACTCTAACGATATGTCTATACCGCGAAGCGTCTGGCGTAAATCAGATAGCTCAGAACCGACTACTTCCTTAACCTTTGGTCCATCATCAGGACAATCATCCATACCAAGCAAACGGCGTCGCATGTCCCGCAAACGATTAGCAATACCACCGACTCTGTCGGCGATTGTTCTTGCACCTTCAATGATCGATTCAAGATCGCGCAATTGTCGATCTTCTGCAGGATTAGCCTGTCCTATTGCTGTTGTTTCCATTTCTGATCTCCTACTACAATTGTTCCGCTTGTGCCTCTCGTATTACGGCGCCTTGTTCAATAAACGTTGCTACTCCGCTAGGTCCGCTGATGCTCTCAAGAGCCTTACCCATCTTCTCCCAACTGTCAGCATGTTTATTCAATACCTCGGCAGCTGCCATTATCTGCTCCATCGCTTCTTTCATTGACTCCTGGCTTTTCTCGAACTCGAACTTCTGCTCGCTCAATTCGTGCTTCATACCATCGAGCGTGACCTTATCATCCTCATTGTCCGCTTGACGCCTAAGCGCCTCTTCTACCGGATCAGGCGGCGGCTCTGGCTGTGCTGCAAGGAACTCCTTTTCCTCATCCGACATCTGATCTTCCGGTATTTGACCGGATAGTAACATTTTTTGACGCACGCGCTCGGCTAATACATCAAACCCCGGTGCATTCACGTTCTTGTACAATACGTCCCGGCCTTCCTCAATAATAGTCGGATCAATAGCGGCGACCTCTACTATACCGGTGACTGTTTCGCTCTGACGGCTTTTGAACGATTTCGATACACTGCAGGTAACGTCATACACGCCTTTGGACAAATCAATGACCTCTACCGGATCACCCGTCTGCTCATCAATAATTCGCTCATTCAGCATCACCATTTCAAACGACTTGTCTTCATTGATAATGCGTACTTGTCGTGCAGTATCGTAGACCTTCGGAATAGCCCGCATCAGGATCTTGCCGGTATGACAAATGGCGACCTGTTTGGATTTGGTGTACTTGAAGTTGCGGGTATCACCCCGTTCCTGCTTGAGTTCTACAGCCAGTCCTGACTGTAAGCCAAGCGGCTGCCCGGGCAACTGATCAATACCGGCTGTCGACTGTAAATTCTGCAGCATCGACTGCGAGGTAGACTCAAGGCCGGGGTTGATCTCTGCACCACCTATTTTGAACGGTGGCACACCAGCTTCTAGATCTGGCTCATATGGCAATACCGGATCAGCACTCACATTGAGACTTTCCCATGCCTCTTTTTCACCACCAATATGTGTTTTCGTGGCAAGAATCTTGGCCAAAGGTGCGAATGCGCCATCCTCGACCTTGCGTGATTCGGTGTAGTTATAAATGCGCTGCGCATCCATCTTCTTGGTAACAATACCCCAATAATTCGGCACTTTCTGTCGCACACCCCAATTAGCATATTCCGGCACAATCGGTATCAGATCGAATACAGTGTTCTGAACTGGCGTCAACCAATCGCTGCCATCAAAGATGCGCGTCTTCACCTCAGTCATCAGGCGCTTGCGATCACGCTTAACTTCAGCGCCTTCTTTGGCAAGTTCGTCTTGAATCTTTTGGAACTTGACATCGTCCACGTACACGGCACCATTGGTAAGCTCAACTATGCGCCGTTCGACCTCAACCTTGTACAGAATCTCCCCGACTACCACAGTTTCGGGCATACGATCGGTCTGCGTAGTGTGGTCGCCGATACTGACTGACATGCCCTTACCATCAGGGAAATCCTTATCGTAGTCGGCTTTAATCAAGGTCGTCAGCACAAAAGCGTAGTTGGCATCCTCCCTGGTCTGCAATACAGAGCCCGGATCAAACCACACGCGATCAACAAAGTCTGAAACCGTATCGATATACAGATCCTGATCAAAAGTATTGTTATCGCCCCAGCGTTGATTGACACGCCAGCCATCCATACCGGCACGTACCATAAACCGTGTCGAGGCATCGTAAATATCGGTTGCGTTCGACAAATTCTGGATGTTGCGAATCAGGCCGTCATAGGTCTTGGCCAAGTCCTTGGTCGCCTCCCCTCCCGCAGGCGATATCTGCAGGTCAAAGTCCTTCTGCTCAATAGCACCGGCAATGTCATCAACCAGATCATTGCACTTATCCAGGGTATAACGCGGTCTACCGGAGAATGCCTTCGCTGCATGAGCATCCCACTGCCCGTCCTTGTCATCGAGGAATGCGTGTACCTCGCGAACAATCTCACGAACATCCGTCTCGACGTCCTGTGCTTTACGCAATAGTCTGAGAACAGCACCGTGATTACCGAAGCCCTTCTCGGTGATATCGTCCTTGTCAGCCATAAACGGATGCAAACTTGAGTTTCATATCTGCCTGGTTCGGCGATGGAGTAGCAAGGCTCATCATCATGGAATCCGCCATGTTTGGGGACGCAATCGGCGGCTTCTGCCGTGCCATTTCTTCCTTGCTCATGATCTGGATAAGGCCCATACCGTTCGGTCTCCTCGGTATTCTACACACTTCGGCCCGCAATGCAGCCATGTTGGAGATCTCGGACGACAGGCTGATCATATCGTCAGGATCAATATACTTGTCTTTCACAACCGCCAGGTAGGTGTTGTGAAAGCGGTCACGCAGCATCCAATAGTACTGCGCACGCCTGTTCTTGAACGTCTCTTCATTGCTCTTCGACTTGGTATTCGAGTGTGAATCGACCTTCTGATAAGTCTGTTTCGGGTTGTCGACACCCTTCGAACCTCTGAACTCAACATGCTGCATCTTCTTGCCAGCAATGGATTTCAGTGTCTGTCGGCGTAAACTGGCACCCAACCCATCACAATCCCAGATATAACAATCGGCCTGCACGTCAATCGCGTAGTCCAGTGCCCAATCACAGCCCTCATTGACATCCAGACCAGTCTTTTCCTGTACGTCCAGTAACACTGAACCATGCCGATAGCACAGCCCCTTATCGTCTGGTCCCTTGTCAGACGGGTCGTGACTGACGACCTTCACACCCTTTGGCTCAAAACCGAGCTTGATGTGTGCATCAATCGCTGCATCGAACCATTCGGTAGAAACAATGGCGTTGTCTACAGTATCCAAATAATGTCCAAGCCACTTGTGATCATATTGAGGTCTAGTAAGACACTCATAATCATCTAAACGCTCAGCTTCAAGACCTGACTGCAAAAACCAGTCCCTCGGCATGTCGGTGTAGTTCATTTCGACAACCATCAGCAGATCATCTTCATAATAACCGCATTTCTGGAGCGCTGATTCAGCACGAGCAAGCCACTTCTTAGCCACAGCACCGGAACTGGAACCACGATTCATGGTGATGATGATCTCTGGCATTTTGACATCTTCACCCGCCATAGCCCGTTGAGTGTCAGTAGCGTTAAGACGCACACAAGCTGTAAGCACACGCAGGGTGTTTTCGGATAGATCCTCACCCTCTTCTATCCACAGGCCATCAACACCAGTCAGGGTTGATTTTAGTGAGGTGATATTTCTTGCCAAGCCCTTATAGAACGCCCGGCCTCCCGATACATGGGTAATACTGGTCTTAGTGTCTTCAAAGCCAGGGATCTCAAGTCTGGATATCTCATCAAGAATTGTCCTATGCACAGACTCCTCAATAGAGTTCATATGCTCACGAGCGCAACACCATAAGGCACCACAGGATATTTTCCCTGTAACGTAATCGGCTACTCCTGTGGATTTGGTGGAAGCTCGCCCACCAACAACAATCTTTATCCGCTTCGGCTTTGTATATACCGGATGCAGCTTGGAAACATACTCTATGTCGATTTGTCGGGCGGACATATTGGAATATAGTTGAGTTGTGCTTGCAACGGCTCACCATCAGGACCACCAACCTCAACAGCCTGTATAGGCTTACCGTCTAAGCGATCAATCATGTCTCGGATAGCCCACGACTCGCCATCACATGCAGCGCTCACGTATTCGTCCATGACCATATCCAGACCTTCACGATAAGTCTTGTCAGACTTCCGCGATAATGCACGCTTCAAGGCCTGCCTGCACTCCATACCGCGCTTGGCATTACTATTACCTGGTTGTGCTCCGCTTTCCACTTAATTCAAGTCCTATCTATTTGTTCCGCTTGTACTATTTCCACCTCACGACACGGCGCTTGCGAATAGCTGACTTAGGTATCTGCATATCCCCAGACACATAATCTCCACCATCGAGACTTGATGCCAACGTTACTGAATCAACGGTCTCTGCAATTACAAAACCAACAGTCTTGCATCGGCAAGGCTTGTTATTTTTTTTGACATCGTCTTTAAGCTTCCACACAGTACTGGCCATGCTTGAAGAATCGTCCCACTCAACATAGATAGCTTTGCTCATCTTCCACTGTTCTCCGCTAATTAATATTCCGCTTGGTCAGTATAGATCCATAATAACTGTTTGCTTGTTAAGGTATAGGAAATAATGGCATATGAATAACTGTCGCATTTTCCGTCAATAATGGCAAAAGATCGTGCATACAAATACTTGCGGCTTGGATACTTCCAAAAACTGCAGAAATTTGTATGAAAACACCGCTGTTACTCGGTTTCACTTGAATTGCTGCAAAACTGGCGATTTTGAATATCTCAATATCTCTGATATGCACGTGGTTATTATTGGTGTCAGAATTAATCACATGCACCTGACTAAGCCAGCCACCAACAATATGTATTTCACCCTGTGGACCTCCCGTTATACAAGATGCTGGCAGCGGCGTTTCTCCAGCCCATGCAAATATCGGCAATAGGAGTACAAGCCATATAATCCTTTTCATTGTGTTCATTTCCTTTTTCTGCGCTTCTTCTTTGACCTCTTCTTACCCCCTCTGGCTGTGCTGAGCGCGATCGCAACTGCCTGTTTCTGCGGCTTACCCGATGCCTTTAATTCCCTGATATTAGCAGAGACGGTCTTTTTGCTGCTGCCTTTCTTGAGTGGCATTATAAGTACCTGATTATCCTATGAATTTAATTAGTAAATATACTTGTTAGGTGCTTGACACCTAGCCTGTATTCAGGCATTATATACCTACTGAAACGGGAGACATGAAATGACCCCCAAGCAAACTGAAGTAGGCCAAAAAGTAACAACTAGCGGATTCACTGGAACAATCATCAACATTTGCGAATGGTCACGCACTGAGACCGATGTAATGGTTGAAGTTAGACTGGATCGTGGCGATATCTGCGTAACCTGTCACGACCTAATCTCAGCATGAACCAAACCAAGTACCTCTCACAATCCGAAAAGTCTCTAGGGGTTGGGCCAGTTGAAATGGCCCGACTCCTAGACACTCCCTATAATACCTATAAAGCATGGAAGTCCGGTAGAAATAAGCTGCCAGGTGTGGCTAAAGTAGCTATCACTTTGCTTTCTTCCGCTTCCTAGGCTTTGGTCACTCTCTTGGCCCGTTTACGACGTTCTGCTGGTGTATGAACTGGCATGACTTATCTCCTACGTGACTTCTGCAAAGCCCAGATTCTTAACGCCATAGAAATATTGTTCATAATGCTGTGTCGATAATCCATCATCCGTATTCACCGTGAATACCTTTTTCTCCGGCGCATTCAGGGTATTATTCACAATGGCATTGAAACTACCCGCAATCGCCACCTGCATCGAGGTAGAAGGTACTGCTATCGCAGTCCAATCAATCAACTGATTGCCGGACAGGCAATCATCCAAACGATAACGGGCACTTGTCGGTGTGTAAGGGTCTCCACTCGTATCAAAAGGCGTAATAGTGATCGTGATTCCAGCCAATTCGTTGTGCGTCCGACTCATACTTACTCCTGGGCAATATTGAGAGTGCCATTCTCTTGCACAATATTATCACCATCCTCGGTCAGAATAAATCCAAGCGGCACCGGTGTATCCTTTATAGTGATCGTAGCATTGCTTGCAGATACAAAAGTAGTACGGCGTGCTGTCGAGACAAAAGTCATGCTGTGGGTCTGCGAACTAAAACTGACCGTATGGCTATCAGCCAGTATCTCTATAACAATAACACTCGGGATATTGCCAGTAACTGTCAAAGAGCCTGCAGGAACTGCAATAACCGATGATCCTGAAGACAGCACCACCAGTGGTATTGCGCCCGCAAAAGTAGCATTTCCGACCCCAGGAACAGCTATATGAGACACCTCAACAGTCGGACTGAGTCCCGTGAAAACGCCTGAGCCAGTCGCGGGTACCGCTACATGGGAAATCTCAACACTGGGTATCAACCCTGAAAAGATGCCACTACCGACACCTGGGGCTTCAATAAAATCGATTCTGACGGTTGGGACAAACCCAGTGAGCGTCAGAGTGCCTGTATTCGGACCTCGTACTACATCACCACCCGATTGTACGGTCGGTTGCAGCCCTACGAAGCTCGCGCTACCTGTGGCGGGTTCACGAACGTGTGTTATTTCAACACTTGGAGACAGGCCTGAGAATATTCCGGAACCAACCCCAGGCAATCTCACAATGGTAATGTTTACTGTGGGAACAAGACCTGTGAACGTGCCCGTGCCAAGCGGGGGTCCGCGGATATGATTATCTTCACGGGCAACCACCGGGATAAAACCCGCAAAGGTAGCATTGCCCACACCCGGAAGCGCTACGTGAGACTCTTCGACCGTGGGCGCAAAACCTGAAATCGTTAAACTACCGACCGGCACCTCAATCACGAACCCGAATTGTAGTGTCGGTGCCAATCCTATGAAAGTGGCATTACCAACCGATACCTGTACACCGGTTGCAATAACCGGTACAACACCGGCAAATGTACCCGTACCCAAACCAGGGGCGCGGGTAATACCACCTACCGGTGCATTCTTTAGATCAAGTACCTGAAATGAACGCTCAAGGGCGGTATCGGTTGATGAGCTGTTGGCAACATTTTCCCACTGCACAGCCAAGTCAACTGCAGATCCTGATTTTCCGGTAAGGCCATGAGCAAGACAAAATGATCCACCGTGGGTTGTAGCGTCAGTAAACCAAATTTGCTCCGCACCTATCCCTGTACCGGCATCAGCAAAGCGAAACTTGACAGCGTTATCAGTACCATAGGTCAGACAGCCAGCAGCAAGACAAAATACAACAGAGTCCGTACTATCAATAGCAATTGCCGCATCAGACAGGCCCGACATATCCGCATAAGTATTGGGATCGTTTTCACTGGCAGTCGAAATAAGATCGGTTTGCAGTGAGAAATTAGCCGTTATTTCTACGACCTGGAAGGTTCGTCTCTTACCATTATCATTACCGCTTTGCGGCGTGGCGTTGTCAATTTCCCACTGTACGGAAAAAGCCGTACTGGCCGCTGCGTTACCTGACGAAATATGCGCAAAACCAGTATCCCATTGCTCATTTGTTGCATCCGCCGAGTATTTAAGTTCCGGGCCTTCCTGCGTACCACCAACAGCCATACGAAACAAAGCCGTGTCATCTATCCCATCCTGAAGCGGGATATTCGCTATCATCAATTGCAGGGAACTGGCTGTCGGGGTGAATGTTGCCACCATTGACCCTATATCGGCATAGGTCGCCGGCGTAGTAACCGTATCCGTTGCGTTTTGATCGACCTCAATGCTTGCTCCAGATGTGATTTCGATGACTTGAAATTCAACAAAGAAATCAGCATCTACAGCCGGGTCATTTGCAATTATTTCGGCTTGTGCTGCAAAGGTCTGTGATCCAGATATGCCATCTAGCGCGTGAATGAGACAAAGACTATTGCTCTCATCGGCCGCATCAAGAAATCCCGACAGGATAGGGCTTCCAGTAATTTCAGACCCGCCACGCGTAAAGCGAAACTTTGCCGTTTTGTCGTTATTGCCTTCATTGAGCTGAATTTGCAGGATAAGAATAACAACGCTGCCAGTACCGGCAATAGTGACGGTATCAGACATCTCATTCGCACCAGTACCGATATTTCCCCAAGTCGCCGGTATAGTAAACAGGGTATTCGTGCGAATGTCGGTGAGTAGATTACTGGTCGCCATACCAATCCACCGCGAACTGCATTTCTTTACCTACATCGGGATACTGACTGGGATCGCACACGCGCTCTGTCATACCGACCGGTTCCCAAGCAAAACCTTGCCGGTGCGGAATGTCAACAAAAGCACAGGCCGCCTTTTCAAGTTCTATATCGGGTTTTGTAATTGGGAACAAAAACGATTCGTGATGCTCTGCACGAAAAATAAGCTCTCGCCACGACGCAACAAAGCGGCCAAGCTGGCTCGCGTGTGAATAATAACACTCAATAGGATCGCGCTGCGGTATGACTAGCAGTACGTCATCCGTTATAGATGAGCCGGTGTGTTGGTACTCCGGCACAAACCCATGATGTTTGAAAAACGACAATACAAACCGGGTTCCTGTGGATTGAACAGAAAAGACCCTAAAATGTCGCATTGCGTTTCTCACGAATCACAACACGCGCCAAAACTTTCAGGAAATTATTTCGCTGAGTATCATTGAACGAATCCCAATTAGGAAAATTGGCAACCAAAGTATTCCAATCCGTATCATCCTGTTCGATTCTCTGCTGATCAGCCGTCCTTTGTGTGGCATCATGAGCAGATAACAAAGCGTCAAGGGCTGCGGCTTCGGCACTGGTTAACGCGATTGTAAATTCAAACCGCACTTCCCCAGGTTGTGCAAAATCTTCAAAATATGATCCATCCCGTAGCCTTCTGCGGAGGATCAGCCTTGGTTCCGTTGCGGGAGCGCGGACGAATTGATTGATCTTTTCAAAGCCGGCCAAATGCACCTGAATAAATGGCAGCGCCGATGATGTTAATTGCTCCGTCAGACGATCGCGATTAAAATTCTTTAGAACGGTTCTTGTATCGGAAACCATTAATTGTCCCTTAGGTTACTAGGCGCCAGCGGTATCGGGATAAGGGTAGGTGACACGATAATTGTCAGAATGCCAGAGGGCTGTGACGTATCGCCAGTTTTAGGCACCGTTTTTGCAATAATTTGATTCGTTCCCACTTGCAAATCGATATCGAGTTGAGTCGCGACACCCGGCGAAATAAATACAGACGGCGTAATCTCCGCATCCAGCAAAACTTCCAGTCTGATTTCTTCTTGCTCCATCGAAGCGTCGAACGAAGTACCATCTTCATTGAGCGTGGCATTCGTCCACGAGATAGTGTGAACCTCTGCCTGAGCAACCGATGCCAGCATGACGATAACTAGAGTTAAACTCCAAAATGTCGTTTTCATGGCTATTTCCTCTTTACCCGTTATGACAAAGTAAAAATACCAGCTGAGTTCATCTGAATTGTCATCGTGTTCGTGCCAGTAAGATCGAATCCAGAGGTACTAAGTGTTGAATAGCACAACAGAAACCCTGACGTTGCAGAAACCGATTGCATGATGTACGCATACTTGATACTGGCAATTGACCCAGTAACAATCCAGTCTGAACTGTCAAACTTGCCATTCTGACCTGAAAGGGCATATGTATTTGAACTCAGCGTATTGCCACCAGCAGCATATCCGCCACCGGTAACCTGAGAACCTAACGAGGTGAATATAGATACAGCAGCCGTTAGGATGTTTGCCGATGCACCAACTGATTGGAGCGTCAAATTAAAAATTGCACTCGCTAAGTCGAAGTCACCATTGCCAAGATGTATCTTAGCGTTGGGGTTAATTTTCCACGCGCCTGCTGCCATTTTACTATTCCTCTATTAGATCAAAACCAGCTTCAAGACAATGGGCAATAAGTCCGTCACCGTGAACCTTGATATCCAATTTCCTTATCAATCTTTGTCGCAAGTCCATAAATTCCTTGCATTGACACAACATCCAGCCATCAACAGCAAATGTCCTGCCGTTATTGGTAATGACTCCAACCCTGTTAATATTTGCCTTAGAGATGTCGTTCTCTGGCTGATCGTAAGCGTGATGCTCCCGATCACCCATGAAACAACTGTCAAATCCGTAAATTTCAATGTCCCTGAAACCCAGCATTTGTAAAGCAGGAAGACAACGAAGCATAACAGTTGACCCCCCAGGTATGGGATACCAGTCTTTATACATCTCTCCAACTAATTCATCACAGATTTTTGTTGAGCGTGGATCACAGTTAGCCTGAAATATGTAAGTCTTTTCTGGGGGTAGCTTATCAATCAAGCCCGGATAAACTTGGGATGCCATCATGTAAGTGTTCTGCTCATCAACTGGATCGACAAACCTTGAATTAAATTCCCTGGCATCGATCATGAACTGGTTCACAGGCCACAGATCGTGTTCTTTCGCCCACGCATAGGTGCCGTTCATGGTGATTATCTTGGCGCCGTTCTTCTTGTGTTCTTGTATTTCATCAACAAAGTCGTTGAGAGATGGGCTTCCTCCAAGAACGACAATCTTTTGATCTTGCTGTTCTTCAAACGGGCGTAGCTGTTTCAGGCCCTTACTCAGATTTGTCCTGATCTGACTGAACACTATATCCTCACTGGTGTTCATGTTCAGTTTGTCAAAAGCAAAGCCCTGATGGCCTGAGACAAGAAAAATAACGTGTTGCTTTAATTCAATAGAACGATGCACGATGACACCGTGCTCGGCAAACCTCTTCAACCATTCAGAATAACTTAGGACGGTGAGATGTAGTTCGTCCTTGATGTCTGGATGCTGCCCAAAGTGATCTTTGACAGTAGAAATCTGAAAAAAGATATTCTCACAAGCCTCGAACATAGTATCCAAAGCATCATCAATCTCCGCCGGCGGTAAGTGCTCCATGACGTCGGTACAAAATCCCCAGTCCGCTCTCAGTGCTGTCTTCTTAGTGATATCATGTTCGACGAATCTATCGCCAAAATGCTCCTTAACGCCCTCGTCAAGACAGTTCCAGGCAAAATCCATTGGCATGACATCAAGTGTCTCGTCCAGTCTCATTGCCGCTCTGCCAGTACCACATCCAAAGTCGATCAGGGACAAATCCTTATGTTCTGGCATGATGTCCCTGACGGCCTCAAGAAACATATCAACGCATTCTTCACCGGGAGAAACGACACGATAAGCAGGGACATTCCACACCTTGAGATACTTTTGCTGCTCATCCGAAATATCCAACAGTTTTGCAACCTGTCCGCCGTCGAGCTTTTTTATCAGTTTGTTTTTCTTTGTCGGCGTCTCTGACGCCGGGCGAATTAAAACCGTAGGTGAATGTCCGACCATTCCAACCTTGCCAGTCTTAGTCATCGCTGCAAATACTCAAGCAATAGCCAGTCGCCATCCCAACGTTCAGGCAAGGAGGTTTTCGATTCAATTCGATGAATTTCACCGCAATGCAAACGGGTTTTGGGATAGACCGGGTTCAGCTTGCAAGCGTGTGTGGGCTTCATTATTTCATGCTTATCCAAAGATCTGTCACCCTCCGGCGGCAGTCAGTTGAGATATCATAATCTAACCACGGGTGTTCGGCAAATTCTTTGATGAGCTGGTCTTGTACTGCTACCAGCACGTGTTCATGGCCGTACTCATCCTGGAAGGTCCGCTTGCCCATCGTCAGACTCGGCCCCAACAGCCCGGACATAGCCTGCCTGGACCATCCATTGGCTTTCACTCCCAGGTGGTGCCAATCGCACGATGCATAAGTCTTGTGATGACCCTCGCGGGTAAAGCCTGATGTAACGTGCTGTACGGTCGGCAGACGGGTGCGGTTCAAAGTGAGCAAACAGGGTATGCACGGCATATGCTCCTTGATGAGTGCCAGTCTACGCTTTTCTGCGGCTGTAGCAGTGGTTTTGCCAACCATTACTCACCCTTAATTTCTATCTGGGCACGATACTTAGTGAGCGTCGGCACCAACTCAACTCTAATTGCTATAGCTTCTGGCGATGGTTTGCTTCTGAGATGCAGAGCATCCCTGTTTGGCTCGGCCCAGTGGCAAAGACCAAAATCACACAACCATGCCCATCCATATGCTCGTTTACTCATGTCTGTCCTCCTACCTCATAAGATTTAGTCACAAGCTCTATGGCCTCTTCGGCGCTCGCCACAATTCGGACTTGGCCCTTCCACGAAGATATAAAGTCCTTTTGGGTCTTGGTGGAACGATTATGTTTGCCGTAGTCGGTGTTGGGGTTTTTGCATTCGATGTAGAAGTTTCTGCTTCGAAATCCAACAGAGAGGTCCACGGGAGATCCAACAACCAAGACGTCGCATCCGATTTGTCTGAGCGCATCAATAATCTCCTGCTGGTTGTGGTCGGTCTGCAGTGCGAAGCGGGGTTTCATTCTGCTGCCTTCATCATGTATTTCTCGCTGCTCTTATCGGTTCTGTACTTTTCTACCGCAGCAAACAGTATCTGCATCTTTAAGCGTGCGGCCTCCCAGTCTCCATAACGGTTTTCTTTTTCCAGCACCGCGTCCGTATATCTGGTTTGTCTTTTAACCCACGCATCCCGTTCTGGAACGGTCTTAATGTGTTCTGGGGCATCAGGATAAAGCAATGCGTATACGCCCTTTACGTAATCATCTGCGGTCGCTTGTTTGCCTCTGAGGTTTCCATAATCGGCCCTTCGATTCAAGGCATCTTCAAGTTGTTTATCAATGTCCATCAGCGCGGCAGCCACCAAATGAATACGATAGTTGGGACTGGGCAGAAATACAAGAACCGTGACCGATGATCCCAATAGAAACCAATCCATAAATCGTACCAAACAAACTTCACACCAATGAACCGTCGGCGTGGACGTTCGTCATAGTCACTCATTAGAATAACCTCTGCTATCCGCTCGGCAACGACCAACAATGCTCAGGGCGATTGTGGGGACCATTGCGCTGCGTATTGAGCTTCTGTAACAGGCCGCGCTTGGTCAGGTTCGAAAGCGCACGGCGGATTGATGTAATCGGCCAATGCTTGTCATACATATACCGAACATGAGCTTCAATTTCTGATGGCGTCCAATTGATTCTCACGCCTAGCTTTATAAATGCCATAATCAGTTCATCCTGCGTTTTGGCCTTCCTCTCGTACTTATCCAGTACCTGGCCGCTAACCTCGGATGTATTGTGATAATGGTTCATGTCGTGTGTTCGTCGTGGTCTACGTCGCTACAGTCCTGTTCAAACTCCAAAACCTCACCGCACTCACAAATCGTGTATGCGCCAATTCCTCCTGCTGCCAGCCCATATCCATGATAGTGCTTGTTACTTTTACATTTCACGCAGCACAAGTGACTCATTCGCGTGGTCCTTTCTCGTCAGTCTGTCTTAAATGGTTCATGTGATGTATTCGTAGTGGTCTATGGCATCGACCTTTTTCTGCCAGAGCTGCCAGTATTCTTCACGGACGCTGCGCCCAAAATCTGTGACAACAACATCAATGCTTGTGAATGGCCCGCCGTTCAGCATTCCTTTGCCCTGATGCCGATTAACTCCGTACTCGATAAGTCCAAGAGCGGCCAACTTATCGTAGTACCGCCGCCAATTGTCGGGCTCACACTCAGCTTTGCCCATTGATATTACGCCGTTAGGGATGACCATCCCAGACTTAGTAGCGCCAGCAAACAAGCCAAGAAAACACGTTTTCAAACTGAAAGACTCGCCTTCATTCGGGAACTCATTGATCTCTGTGAGTGCCTGGTCGGTCGTTTCGCATACATTAAGTTCTATGTCAGCCATGATGCTGTCCTTTCTCGTCAGTCTGACTTAAGTTGTAACTCATGTCTTTATCCATAGTTATGACTCTTCCCTTATCGGTCTTATGGCCGGCTGTCTTGTTTGTTTTCCTGTTCGTTGTTAACAGATGCATGCCAATTCGCACAACAAGCAGCAGTTGTAATTATGTGATGAAGATATTTGTCATGGTCGCCATACCTGTTGGCCTGTGTTGCCTTTACTGATACATAGGCAATCAGCCACATCCAGTCCTCTGCCGACTTTTGTGCATCGTGACCTTTCGGCCATTTCTCTCGTTGGTGTGCAGCCTCACGGACAACAGCGTCACGGAAGTTGTTTAGCTCCGGCGTATTCAACAACGTATCCAAACGCGAATGTTCAGCAAGCAATGTCTCAATACGACTAACCGCCCACTCTGGTTCGTTCACACAAAGTTCACGAAGCGAGCATGGATTGCCATCTAAATCTTGATATTCACTCATGACTGTCCTCATCCTCATTTGTCCTATTCATTACAGACATACCTCCCCCATTACCGGGAGGTTAGGCCCAGCAATTGACCGGTATGGTTCACGGTTGCCCGCGCCTCCCACCAGGTTGACAGGGGTCTTCAGTGCCTGGATTTGATTGCACACGCTTTCTTGAATGTCTGCCACGCGAAGGCAATATCTATCGGGATTCAGCCGCTGGTTGCGACTTAGGGGATTACTAGGCAGGATGTTTCTGTGATAGAATCTATCCTGTCTGGTGCTCGCCCAAGCATAAACCAGATTTGAGAGGCTGGTCCGTGCAATACGGGCTGGCCTTTCGTTCATTGAGTATGCGCTATTCATCATGCTTCATCAAGGTCATAACGTGTAATTGCTTCCAGCATCGCCTCACGTGCAATTAACCTGTTACTTTTCGCTTCAACAAGATCTGCTTCGAGTTTGATAACAAGCTGATCTTGTTCTTGAAATTGAGATGCAAGAATCTTTAAGTTTTGCTCACTCATCTCCATCTCCCTGTTGAGTTACACAAACTGCTTTTAGATATGTTATCTTTGTGTCTCTTCTGGTGTGAACTCCAACTCCCACCAAGTTTGACCCTCGCCACGCTTCGCAACGGGTGGGGGTCTTTTTTATACGTCTATTGTTCATGATCTGCAAGATCGAGCAGCAATCTTTAGTTCTCCGCTTGCAACTGCTTTTTTTGCTTTAGCACGAATTATATCGAAGCGTTTTTGCTGCTTTTTTGTCAATGGCGATCCCGGCTCAATTCCTAACGTTAGATAGATACATTGATCTATAGTCAATGTTGAGAACTTATTCCAGTGATCGTAATTTGCTGGGTATTTCATACGCCTATTGCTCATTGGATATAAACGGTTGTAGGTTGCTCATGGCTTGCTCTGCTTATTTTCGTCAGAACGCTCCCCGCCATTGGGAAATAAATGCCACCTCTCTGCTAGGCTGCTCTCATAGTCGTCCCGTACCGCGGCCATCGCGCCAGCAATACCAATACGGTCAAACCAACTAATTCTCTGTCTGAGGAGATGCACAAGCTCCATCTGTATGCGGCAATACTCACGCCCAAAATTATCAATCTGCGGCATTCTTCTGTCCTTGTTCTGCAAACGGTAGCCACGCAATGAATTGCTTGTAGGCTGCCTGCTTATCGATCACACGCTGGTCCAGGTGGCCGTGATAGAAGGGCCATTTGTGGTCGCTCCAAAAGTTCCAGCGATAGCCACCACGAATAGCGAATAGATGCGCCCAGTAGCGTCGGCCTTTGTGGATGACTTCAAATTTCATAACAATGCCTCACAACCTGCCTCTATGATTGCGCGAGGAGCGCTTTCATTTCTCGCCGTATATTCTTTTATCTGTCCAATAGGAACTACATGTGCTTCCCATTCGTCGCCCTTATGCACAGTATTAACCCCCCAACATTTAGCCTCCATCAATGCCCCTGCTACTCGCCAGTCACGGACGAAGTGAATCGGCTGTAAGCCCATGCTCATCGTGCGATTATTTAACCGATACCACTTCATGCCAAAAGCTCCCTGAGTATCTGCAACACCCAGCGCAACACACTTGTCTGCCAACTCTCGGTCATTCATACTCTGCCCCAAGCTTGCAACATCCCCGCCCGCCAGCGATTCTCACGGCCAAGGTAGTAGATAGAATCACAATCCTTGCAGGATGCCTTGCGGCCACCAGGGCGATCACGATTACGATAGAACGCATCCACTGGCAGGTACTTGTCACATTTGCAGCAAGTTCTGTACTCAGTCACTGTTTGTCCTCGTCACTGGTTGAGCTTGTTGCGATGTTGTGATGCGCACCACATGCCACATGCTGCCCGGTGTGACTTTCTGCTCTGGTGCATACAAACGACCATCCTCCGATCACTCTGATGCTCTGGCCGCAGATCGGCGTATCCATGTCGGGCGAACAGTACGGGCAATCGGTCACTGTCTATCTCCGTCAGTATGCTTTGAGTCGATAGGTACTTTCACGGTGCAGTCTGCGCACAAGTAATCCACGCGCTTTATTTGTACGCCGACTATCATGCCGGCAGCACGGCCGAGTAAGGTGCGACCGATAATGCCTTCAAAGTCACATTTGGCACATTTCATAGCTTACGCATCTCCTTGCGGTGCAGTCGAATCAGGGCATCACCCGTCGTGAGCTTGAGTTTTGTGCGGTGGCAAATATTGTCGGCCTCAGTGAAAGGCAGTCCCGGCCCACGATGGTAGTTACAAGATTTACACACTGGGTCAACCTCTAAGGGTTTACTATAATCACGGTGATCCCAACATTGCGCCCGTTTACCACAGTCAACACATTTAATTTTCGACCGCCGACGCCAACTACTGAAGGGCGGCAATAACCCATCGGTTTTGGCTTTTTGAATAGCAAAACGCGCCGCCTTGACTAGAGGATGCTTCTCGTCTACTGCCATACTTTTTTGCGTTTGGCAGCGCGCCTGATTGCGTTCTTGACCCACTTGGACATCGTGACCCCCTCATATTCTGCAAGCTTTTCAAGGGCTTCCCGTTCTTGCTGATCCATTCGGAGATCAAACCGTTCGTATTGATTTGGCATGTACGGAAGCCTAGCATAATTTTATCCGTACGTCTATTGTACTTTCTTCCGTACGTGTGCTATCGTCTGTCTGTAGCAACCCCTATCATCAAATCTGGAGAACACACCATGAACTTAAGCGAAGAATCAAAGCAAGCCCTATATACTTGCGGTGTCCCTGAATATATGCATAGTGGGATTATTCGCTATTACGAGAACCATATTGAACCCGGTGATTTCCTAACTGCCATTATTGACAACGATCTTAAGGGGGCTTGTGTTCGTGCTGACGACACGAACAAGCATTGTCTATTAAATTACATAATGTGGTTCTACAGCCATGCGCCTAGCGGAACTTGGGGACGACAAGGAGCAGTGCATGATTGGCTCATGAAAGCAGCAAACACTGACCCATCATGAGCAACCTCATCCCTAAACCACAAACTCTAATGTTTCTAACCGAGATACTTGGCGTAGTAATGCGCCACGATCCGATCATAGCTGCGCGCACAACAGCGGCATATGATCGTCGCAGTGAGCCGCGTGTGCCTAAGGTAGCGACATGAACTGGAAACCGGGAGATAGGGCAATTTGCATAACACCAGGGAGTCGAATATGCGGCTTAGAGGTAACGATTGTTAGTGGCCTGCGACATGGTGGTACCGAGCTTAATGGCCATTACCGTGGTCAGCATGACAAATACACGATTGATCCGGGGTTTCCACCACCATATAGAAACCATTGGTGTGCATGGCCGGAAAACCTCAAACCCATCTATGACGGTAACGAAACAGTCAGCTGGGAATCGTGCGTATGGAAACCCAATGTGGTGACGACATGAATATTTCATCAAAAGTTGACACAATATTTCTAGATAGCCTATTCACTGATGAAGAAATTGATGGTAGTAACACGCCGCCAGAAGGTGCTGTATTGGTCGAAGGAATTGTCTCAAAATTTGGGTTTCACCCAGAAAGATTGGCTACCCACAAGGATCAAATATCAGACCTCATCAAATTAATGCCAGAAGAATTTAGTAAAGGCGGTGGCTGGTCATTTTTGAATCTCTGTATGGACAAAGACGGCAATCAGTGGGGCGAACATCGCAATATGGAACAGTTAGTTGCATTGGCTATCGCGACCGAACAAGGTAAATACGTGATGCCGCGAGAAATGTGGTCTGTGCTTCCAGGCGGAATGCCATACATCGCCTTTACCGCATCATGAGCAGCTTCTTCCCCATCTGCCCCACAGCATATCCCTACAAGCTGCCTAATAAACGTGGGCCGAATAACTGGGACACGATTGTGCCTGAAGATTTTGCATTAACTTGGGACTACGAGCTTGAAAACCACATCAGTAAATGGATTATCACACCCGTGTCCGAGGCAGCTCTACAATGGCTGTATTGTCACCTACCCGAAGACTGCCCGCGATATGGGGCCAATGGATTCATTGTCGAAGCCAAATTTGTCAATCAGATAGTCAAACACATGACTGCAG